ATAATGCCGTTTGTTTTTGTAGTAATTTATAAAGGATTTACTAATCCTGCTTGCTTCTAATACATCTGCCACAGAGTCGAATCTGGTACAGGCCCATTAAAAAGTGTCAAATAACAATAAGTAATATAATATATTTACTATGAATAGCAACTTAAAAGTGTTGGCAGAACAGTATCAATTGATAATGGAAAAACGTGTTCAGCCTGAACCAGAAACAGAAGAAGCACTTGAACAGTTCTTAGCTAAAAGAGCTGCTGGTGCTGCTAAAATCGCTCATAGTTCAAAAGAAAAGGGTGGTTTTGCTACTTTAACAGCTATTCACTTTGCAACTAAAGCTAAACCTTATGCAGAGTGTGAAAAAATGGAAAAAGCGTCTGATAAGGATTGTGATAAAGCTAATGCTCATTACAAAAAAATGGCAGAAAAAGTTTATGCTAAATTAGCAGATTTAGATAAATTATCTCAAAAAGAGTTTCAGGCTCTTATGGGTGAGCTAGAAGTTTGGGGCGAGGTTTATATTCGCGCTACAAAACCAAACAGTCTTAAGATTTAAGCCAGTGTTGTGCGTTATAATACGACGCAATAATAGGTAGTATCATAACTTCTCTACCGTTTTCTATTGTTACTATTCTCATTTCAGTAGCAAAATACCCATCACCTCTATAGATAGGCCAGTACCTCAATTTACCCACAGCAGTTCTACGTAACAGGAATTGACCGTTATCAATCTTTTGTATATTAATACCTTCTGGGTTAAAGATATATCTAGTATTAGTACTGTCAAGCTGTTGACCAAGCACTACCATATCACAATTAAGGGAATGAATGTAGTTGTTAACAATAGGAAAGTTAGGATGAATTAAATTATCATCATCTAATATGTATACCCATTGACCTGTATCAGGAATGACATCATAATAATAGTTAACACCGGTATGCATAGGCATACTATCCGGTTTAACTATTTTAGTTGTATTCTGATACTTTGTAAAGTCTAGATCCGGGTTGGGGGTAACAATATACCAATGATAATTTACATTTAAAGACTTAATAGATTCATATATTCTATCAAGAAATTCTGGTGTTCTGGTATAAGCAGTAACAATATGAATCATACTTTCCAGCTATCTTTATCATAACCAAACTCAACAAACTGACGTTTACAGTTTTCATATACTAAATTGGCTGTTTCTTCTGTATAGAACGATTGCCAGGGTACTACCACATCTCTTGTTATTATAGTTTTTTCCATATCTTTGGGTATTTCTTTACCCATTTCTTTAGCAGTACTTCTCATCATTTCTTCTAGCTGGCCTTTTGTAAAGTTTCTACTTTCAACACCATCAAAAGGATTATTAATTATATTTTCCTCGTATTGTTTTTTAACAAAATCATCATTTATATCGATAAACGGTATTTTTAATACGTCCTCCTTTAAATGTTCGTACCTAATAAGCAAATCTGGTTTTTTTATGTCTAAACCTGCTGAATAATCGTCCACCATTACCCCTGCTGGTAAATCCCCGTATTCTTTAATTGGTTCTGTTAACCATTTTAATAATGTAGCTTTAGAGCGATTGCGCCAAAAAGAAATCACTCTCGAATACGGGTTACGTACATTTAAAATTAGAAAATAATCTTCTTTATCTTTAGGTATATCTATAATGTGAGAGTATTTATATTCGGGAGGAGCTAAAGGCACTAACGGGTTAAAGGTTCGTGCTCTGGTTTGTTTAGATGGTTTTACTACATAAAATTTGTATTTTTTTACTATTACAGCAGCAACTGCACGAGTGGCATTACGTTGTGGAGCCCACCATACACATTTTACTTTATCTGATACGTTCATTTAAGTTGTTTAACTTTATATTATTTCGTCTTAGTGTTACCGCGAATTTGAGCTATAATATCTTCTACGGATTCTTGTACTTCCCAGTTACCGTGTGGTGGGCAAAAAACGTATGTAACTTCTTCTACAGTCTTTTGTTCATCATCTCTACTAACAAAACCACGGTGCACACTAACAATAAAATCTGTATTTAATAATACAGGAAGACCTTTAAAAGCTGGGCTTGTATTTGTCAGTATAATAATCATACTATTAATTACTACTGGTAGTTAATATCTCCAATATTATAGTTAGGTCCATTCTGCTGTATAAAGAATACTTTGGGTGAATGAGATGGTAGCGTTGCTTTAAGCTGTCTTGCAACCGCTACAGCCGCTTCAGCGCTAGGATACACCTTAGATTCAGTAAAAGCTTTTCGCCAGTCTTCTTTATTTTGATCTAAAAAACCAGCAAAAAACAATCCCTCTTCTAGAGGTGTTCTAGCGTTCATCCGTTTTACAGAAGTATCCATTATAATGTAACCATTCATCGTATTCTACAACGACTATTTACATCATACACTTCAGTATGTCCATCCTCAAAAGAAACAGATAGTATGTTTCCTGATAGATTGCAACCGGTCTTACCGTTTACAAATATTTCAAAATACGGTGCACCATTAGCTTCGTGCACCATAATTTCGTCGTCATCTTCTTCTATATAGTACATATTATTTAATGTTTAGTTTACGTAGCTTATTTTCCATTTGTAGGTTTCTAATATTACTAAGTGTTTTTTCAATACCACGAGCAGTTTGTATTTTCATTAGCAAAGTATCTGTACGGTTATCTACATAATCTTGAATATCTAGCGGTTTAATATATTTCATAGCCTGATTACTATTGAAATCTATTTTTTTATCTTCACATTTTTCTGCTATAAGATCTACAGCTTCCATTAAAGCTGCCCATCGAGCAAATTCATATGTAGTAATATTACGGTTGGTAGAGTCTGGTACGTTAATAATGATATCTTCCATATTAGTTTAGATTATTTGTAGTAATTGGGTTAGTAATAACAGCTGATTCAACATTCACATATACTGCATTTTTAGCTTTACAAAATTGACACTCAAATGTAGTGTCTTCTCTTGCATTTACTACTACCTCATTAACTTGTTTACAGGCAGCACAAGGTACATTGAAAGTGATTTTAGAGAGAATTTCAAGCTCTTTTAATGCTAAAGCACGTGTATCTCTAGCAGCACGGTAATCTAAATAAACCCCGTACAAATAAAACACGACAAACTGGGCTACAAATGTAACCACAAACCACAGCAACGGGCCGTGTCCGGATAGATAAGCTATGCCTGCAAAAATACCGCTAACTGCAGCGGCTTTTAGTACAGACGCCAATAACGTCAATAATGTGTTTCTCATAAGTTACTCGTATTAGAGTAACTTTTTTACTTAGGTGCAAGAGTAAAGTCGTTTAAATTACCGGCTAATTCTTTGTAAGCAATCATTATGCCAGCTAACTTAGCTCTAAACTTTTTCAATTCTTTATCTTTGCCCTTAAATAGAGGCATTGTAGAAGCGGTTGCAGCTTTGTTCTTTAAATCTAAAGTCTGCAAATATAAATTTGCTAATTGCACAACAGCATCCTGTAACGGATATGGTAATGCCTCTGGGTTTACCCCGCCCTGACCGTTATTTTTAAGATCTGCTAATTTCTCTAATGTAGGCGTATTGTCGCTACTATATTCAGTAGCAGACATTGTCTCTGGTGTACGAGGGGATTGCGCAACACCTGTATAGTATTCAGCTTCGCTTAAGAGTTTATTAGTTTTTCTTTTGCTCACGGTTCTCAATACTTACTACCCCGACCTTAAATCTACCAGTACAATTTGGACAAATCCAATGAGCTTCTGTTACTAATTTGTCACCTCTAATGACTTTAACTGCCCGGGGCTGTACACCAGCTTGACCGCAAATGTGACATCTCTCCTGGCGCATAGCTACTTGTTCGTTCATAGACGAATACTTATCCAAATAGCTTACAGAAATCAACTAAAGCCTGGTTATTTGCTTGCTTATTAAAGGTTTTCTTCCAGTCATCTAGCTTGTCTAGAATACTATTAAACTCAAGTTCTTTACATTTCTCTTCAAAACCAGTAAAGTCTGCTTTAGATTCTAACAGTACTTTAAGTTGTTCGAGGTATAACCGAACCTCTTCTGGATATGTAGATAAACCGTGGGCTAGGTCAACTAAAGGTAAGTTTGTTTGTATTATGCTATCGCATAGTTCTTTTGCTTTTGGTTCTTTAGCTACCCATTGTTTAGCTAGCTTTTTACCCCTAACTTTACCCACCCCTTCAATACCTTGTACGTTATCGGATTTATCACCAGCTATACATTTATAGATAACGAATTCTTTTGGGGATAAACCGTAATGTTCTTCAAAGTTATCAACATTAACTAAAAGTTTTTTAATTGGGTTATAGAAAGAAGTATCCGCGTTAACCAATTGTGCAAAGTCGTTATCAACACTGATAATGATTTTTTTATCGGGTATCTCTTTGCTTAACCAGCTAATAACATCATCTGCTTCTAAATTGCCAGGAAATATGTTCCTTATGCCGAGTGTGGTTGTAATTTCAACAATAGCATCAGCTTCCCCGTAAACAGCCTTATTACGTTCCTGATCTCTATTACCTTTATAAGAGCCTTCCGTAAGAGTTTTACGAAAGTTTTCTTTATTACCTAGTTTCTTATCCCAAGCAATATAAATCCGGTCAGCGTTAAATTGAGCTGCATTAGATTTAATGGTTTTAAGAAATGCAAAAATACTGCCTGTATTAATCCCTTTCGAGTTTACTAGAGGTCTGCCTACGTTGTTTGCGATCCAATACGCCCTGTGTAGGGTGTTGTTGCCGTCTATCAAGAGCGTTGTCATCTTGTTTTAATTTAAGTTTATATTCTTCTAAGCAATTGTTGTATACTTTTTTCGGTAAAATATCAGCTATTTCTAGTATTTTATTTTGTAAACCGAATTGTACATCTTTATTAGGTATAGTCCTTATGTGTCGGTCAGGCAAGCTAAAAAATACAGTATGGTCAGGAATATAGGATACAGGTACTAACCATTCACCCTTATAAACTCCATTCAATACTACATATATGCTTCTTTCTTTAGGAAAAAAGAAGTCTTTAATTTTCTTCAGGCTCGTCTTTAAACCCATATGGATCAGCTCCGTTACTTTGCATTATGTTTTGATTTATTTTAAACATTACTCTGCGGAACCGTTCTAATAAGGCATCGTGAGAAGCTGGATCGCTAGCTGAAACTATTTCGACTGGTTGGTTATTAAGATCGTATCCAATAAGCATATATGGTCCAAGAAACTCTTTAATCTGCATATCGAGACTATCAATTTCTCGGCGCTTTTCGTTTACAATGTTATTTTTTACTGTCTTCATAAACTCTAGCTTGGCAAGCTGTATCATTTGTTGAATATTAGCTTGCTCAGCTTGAGACATTTCAGCTGTTTGAACCGGTACCGGAGGTGTAAGGACAGGCTTAGGTTGCTCAGGAGTTGTTTCCTTTTTCTTCGTCTGAGCCTTACTACCTTTAGTTGGTTTTTTAGCGGCCATTAATATTATTTAGTATCTCGCTCCGCGGAAGCTACAAAGTCATAAAATTCTTTACGAGTTTGTGGTTCGTTCATAAAATCCCCGGATAACTTAGAAGTGATCATCGCACAACCGTGATGCTTTACACCACGATGGCAAGCACAGGTATGAGCGCATTTAAGAATAACCGCTACACCTTGATTACCGGTACAGAGTTGATCAATTGCTTTATGTATCTGAACAGTTAAGCCTTCTTGAATTTGAGGGCGGCGAGCGTAATGCTCTACAATACGATTAAGCTTAGATAGACCAATAACTTGACCGTTTTTATCTGGTAAATAAGCTACGTGAGCAACACCAGTAAAAGCTAAATGGTGATGAGAGCACATAGACACTACAGGTATGTTCATTTGACTAACAATACCATCATAACCGTCTGATGGGAATGTAGTAATCTTTGGTGGGCCTTCATAACAGCCTTTAATAAGATCACATACATATGCCTTAGCTACACGACGTGGTGTATCAGCACTATTGACGTCATTACGCCAGTCAATGCGTAGAGCATCTAAAAAGGTTGAATACGCCTCAGTTGCCTTATCGATAATTGCTTTCCTATCTTCTTCTGTAGTAATCATACTACTATTGGCAGTAGGAAGGGTTGGGTGTTTAATTTCGTTTAACATATTAAATGATTTCACAGACTTAAATCTTTCGCCCGTGGTATAACTCTGATTTGTTGTTGATTCCATATTTCACTAAATAGCTTATTATAACCTCAATTGAGTCGGTTTTCAACTTAAACTTTTCAGGTATAAATTGACCGCCATCATATAGTTCAAAAAAGGTTTCATTAAAAAGTTCCTTGTGGTTTACGTAACAGGTACACATTACAGATGCGTTACCCGGATCAATTAATACAGTCCAGCTACGAGGATCTGCTTCACTGTATTCATCGAATAACTTATAGACTACATAGCCTGAGTCTTTAAGTCTTTTAATAAAATAGCTTTGTGTTGTTATTTTATTGGCCATTATTTAACTAGTCCTGAGATTACAAAAGTAAAATCAGTCTCTTCAGTCGGCTTAACGTAGAAAGACATTACTTTGAACTTTAAGTTGATACCTACTCTAGCTGTTTCAAATTTAACACCAGTTAAGATACGAAATATATCGAGATTAAATGGTATTACTTGATTAAATGGTTGGCCTTCTACATTATCGGCTACTTTAAGGCTAATATTATCTGTATTGCTCTTTTCTTTATCTCCTAGCTCACAATATACGCCATCGGTTTGACCATAAAGATAAATCTTATTGGTATCAGTAGTAAATGAACTAGCTTTTAATATTTCCTGTAGTTTCTTGGTATTAACATCAAAGAAAGTATCATTTGTAAGTGCTTCTATCTTGTCTTTCTTAAGAGTAACCTTAGGCACTACAGAATCATCTAAGAAGTGATACTTAAACTGTAATTTGCTAGTTTTATAATACAAATGATTAGATTCGATCTTAAATACAAGCTCGTCTTCATCTATACAGTCAATAACTCTTAGTAGCTTCTTGACATCACCAATATTAAGAGTGATTTCTTGATCTACATTGAATACTTTACTATACTTTGCTAATAGAATAATACTTGTATCAGGCTTATTACAGACAGCATATAAGCCATCCTTATTGAGCTTAATAGATACGATATCTACAGCTTTACCTATAACACTTAAAAAGTTATCGGCAAAATCTTTCTTAACCAGCTTGAGTTCCATTTGTTATCTTCGGTTTTTTTTTATTATTAGAGTCGATTAACTGATTCACTTTATCGGTCAATATGTTAACCTTATTCTCTAATTTATCAATAGCATTTATGATATCTTCATAACGAGTTTGCTTATTTAAATCAAACTCCATTTGATTAGGATCAGTAGGTGGTAAAACAGCTGCAGAGTTATACCCATTTGTAACTGGTTGAGCGGGTATCCATTGAGTATCTGGTGCTGGTAATGGTTGTTGTACAGGCTGTTGAAATTGCTGAGGTTTAATACCCATAGCGGGTAAAATATGAGAAGGCATAACCTTACTCATATCTACATCACTAACCTTTAACCCACCACCTACCCCAGCTGACTGCTTCTTAATATCGTTAAGATCGTTTTGTAAGATCTTACCGAACATAGCTGCAGCTATTAGCTCTTCGTTACCGATTTGGCTAGTAGAGACAGCTAGTCTTTGAAGCTCAGCCTCGTTGAGAGGTCTGTTCTGCTGAGGTTGTGGAGGGTTAGCCATTATAGATTATCTAAACCGTTAAGAATATCTAAAACCTTGCTATCATTAGATTCTACAACATCTACCTTTTTAAGAGCAGCTGCTTGTGGAGTTGCTTTTACTGGTGTAGTATATGGAACATCTTCTTCCTCTTCTACTACAGGCGCTGCAACAGGAGCAGCTTCAGCATTACCGTAATAGTGTTGGTCAATAAAAGCTTTGATTTCTTCGCTAGACTTACGTTCTACGAAAGTATTAAGATCATAGATATTGTTATAGGTCTCTTGAATCTTACTTTCATCTAGGCCTTCAATAGCAGATGGATTTAAGAACTTAGAAGCTGTATAAGTTGGGTACTTAGGTGCACCTGGCTTATCAGATACTAACTCTACTTTAATACGTAAGTTACATCCTTCGTCACTTAGATCAAAGATCTTAGCACCGAACTCATCTGAATCGTCACCGTTAATAGCAGACTGAATAATCTTGTCTAATTGTTTACCGTAACGAAGTACTTTAATAGTACCGTTGTTTTCTGGCTTTTTAGGATCGTTTACAACGTAAACGTTTACTAACCAGTTTTCTTTGCGGCGTAAGTTAGCCTTAGCACGTTCTTTCTCTGCATCTGTACCATCGCGAAGTACCTTAAAGTACAATTCACTCACAGGACAACGATCACCCCAGGTAGAAGGAGAGGTGATACTAGCATACTGACCAGTATCAATACTATTCCAACCGTGATGAAAGTAATGTAAGATTGTCTCTTCAGGGTTCTTAATATTAGGTAATAATCTTACTGTGTAAGGTTTCTCGCCTGGTTCTAGTTGTAGCAGATTACGATAAGCTGAACTACCACCGGTTTTTGTCTTTGCTTTGTCTAGAGCACTTTTAATGCTTTCGAACATATTTGAGTTATAAGGTTTCATAATTTTATATGATATGTTATATTAGTATGTTATTATTTTTTATCAAGCGAAATATTATTAATTCTCTTTAATCCTTCCGTAATAATTTTTTTAGCCTTGGAAGAATTGTTTAATCGCATTTTAAACTTGGTTATATCTGTGTAAATGTTCTTTAAATAGAGTTCTTTATCTTGTATTTGTAAGCTATCAAATATAGTGTCAAAGCAAGGCAAGGCAAGAAGCACATACAGGTTTACATTTTTATTATTGTAATCCTCTAAGCATCTCCAGGTATATCCAGCTTTAGCGTTTTGATACTGCTTTAGAGTTAGATTTTCATTGACACAAATTGTGGCAATGTGCTTTAAGGATGCAAGAATATGTTTAATGTGGCCATCAGTATCGGGTAATTCTTCTTGTCTCTGTTTTTGTAAGAGAGAATAACAGGCAATGGCTTTTTGCGTGAGGTAGAAGTTGAGCGGGAAGTGTTCTTCGTCTTTGTAGATGACATATGGTGCTAATAAAAAATCTTTAATATTAATTTGTGGAAAGCGTTTAAAGAACATATCCAATCGTAAGCAAAGTATTCCATCTGGGGTTTTATCAAACCCTTCGAAATCCTTACGCGCTTTCCAGGGCTTGTTCATATGCCCTCTAGATACGCTTAAATATGTATTGTAAACTTGTTCAACGCTCATTAAGAGCTATGATTTTAATATCTTTCTCACTACTTTGCTACGGCAAAGATTGGAATTGTACTTGAGAAATAGTAGTATTGCTTCTCTTTCACTATCAGTATCAGTTAATTCCATAAAAATCTTACGATACAATTTATTTTTGACTATTAGTGAAAATATGGTAACGTTATTAAGTTTCTTATTATATATAACCGAACAAAATGAACCGAACTTAATAAGCTCAATTTCAAGCTCATCTCTAGCCACTTGGCTTAGAGGGTTTTCTAGAACTGCTTCTTGTAATGCTCCTACTATACCAGACATATTACGCAACAGGCGTGAGTAGTTTGGTGAAATTCATAAAAGCTTCTGTAACTTTTCCACCCGCTGCGTATTCGTGACCTCCCCCATCACATAATTTTGCAGCTAACTTTGATAAGTCTACTTCACATTTCTTATTTTTGCGGAACGATACGTGTGAGTTATCTGCATTGACAAAAAATACAATGTCAGCTGGGTGGGTGTTTAACATATGATCGCAAATTTCGTTAACAAATTTATTACCGTGAGTGCCATACACTACACGCTCTTTTCCTGCTACTGATACTTTACCTGCAAATAATTGCAAATCAGATATAGCTTTATTTTTACGGTCTACGAATTCTTTTATTATGGCTTTTTCTTGCCTGTTAAATGGTATAAAACCATCAAAGTACTTCTCTAAAAATAATTCAGCTCGGGCTTTTGTAGAGGTTTTTTGAGTATTGGTGTAAAGACAGTTCAGTTCGTATGATTCTGGTAGTTTAAACTGATAGCAATCGTAATCATCTGCTAAGGCAATAAAATACTTTTGCTCTGATTTTAGTTTAACTTTATCTTTATACGTATTGTAAATTAATTTTGCACAGCTTGTTGTTTCTACAACAGTTACTTTAGCGTTTTTATAAACATTTAAAGCTTTAACGTGAGTAAGATGATGGTCTATAATTTCTATATTTTTTCTGTCAACTAAATCTGCGTGCTTAGAAATGTCTAAGTCTAAAATATAGATTTTGTCAAAATCATTAATATTGTTTTGATCTAACCAGGTTAAAAACTCTCTACGAAAATTCGATACAGTAGTTGTTTTAAAAGCAATCTGGCCTGGTTTAGCACCAAGTGCCCAATGTAACATTGTTAACGAGGCAACTCCGTCTAAATCAAAATCGGTAAAAACGTATATCTTGTTAAAGCTCACTATTATCTATTTAACCGGTCGGCTTATATTTTCCAGCTTATTTTCTATATCCATAACAGCATCTAAACCACCACCGGATTTGTTACCTGTCAGCCCTATATAACCTTTCTCTTCAGTTAAAGAAAGCGTGGTATAGTCAATACGCATTGCAGTAGCACCGTGCTTAGGACCTAAACGATTCTTTACACCGGATACCTTAATAATACCAAGATCTTGGTCTCCTTCTTCTTGATATATAGCCCACACAACGTCTGCAGTAAAAGCCACACCTAATGATTCTGATACAGTATCTAGGCTTGGTTTCTCCATACCTTCCCGGTTAGTTTGAATAGCACTAACAACAGGCATATTAAAAAAGTATGATAATGCTCTTAATTCTTCTGCAGCTACTTTACCTTGCTCGTAAGAGTTATCACCTTGAGACGCCTTTATTAGTCCAAGATAGTCTATAACGAGTATATCCGGTTTTATCCCAGCCTTTACTAAAGACTCAAGATAAGCCTTAATACCTGCTACAGTAATGGATTTCGGTGGGAATTCCTTAATTATTAGCTTACGCTTATGACTGTCTGTAACTCCCTTAAAATATGTATCTAAAGATGTAATTTGATTTTGAATATTGTTGATAGGGATTTTAGAAAGGTGACTACTAATACGTTTAGCGTACATCATTTCAGGCATTTCAAGAGATATAAGAACAGTTGTTAAACCTCTATTAGCTATATTAGCAGCCACATTACCTAGAAAGATAGACTTACCCACATTAGTTGGACCCAAAAACAAATAAAGTGCTCTACCGTTTTTCATTAAACCACCACCAATCTTGTCGTCAATAAAGCCCCAACCAGTGGGTATAGTTTCATTCTTAGTGCCTAACTCTACAATAATTTTTTCATAGTCACCGAAAAAGTCTAAACCAATATCACTTACTAGAGATATGTTACAAGCTTTTTCAAACCAAGATAAAAACTTAGGATAATCTGCTTTCTCTTTTGAGACATCATCTACAATTTTTAATACAGTATTGTATACAGCTTTTTCCTTAAAAAATTGTTCAGTATTAGCAATAAGTTCCTCCATATTGAGGTTATTATCATACTGCTTATACGTAGTTACAGTATCTTTGAATAGTTTTATATCTTCTTCTTTACTAAGATATGTTTTAATCTCAGTAATAGTAGGCAGTACTCTACGCTTACTATAGAAGTCTTTAATTATATTTATAACTAGCCTATTACCAGGATTCTTAAATGCATCTGGTGTTAAATGCTCTAACACCAGAGAGGTGTAATAAGCATTAGTTAAACATTGACAGGCTACAATGTTTTCAAAGAAATCGCTATTAACTAGAAGATTATTTTTCTTCATAACTTAATTATATATTATAAAATAAAAAAGGCTAAGGTTTCCCTTAGCCTTTCTTTTTATTCTTTTGTAAGCTCTTCAGCTTCGTCTATAACCGGGTTACTTGACCCGTACCCGACCTTCTCTTTAAGAGTCTGTTCGAGTAACGGTAGTACCTTATCGTCCCAAAACTTAGTATCGTTTTCCCAAGTCTTTCTATAACCAATCTTCTCACCATTTAACTGGAAAGTAGAACCGGTTTGTGTAATGACACCAAACGCTACAGCCATATCCGCTAAACCAGCATACCGGCTTAAACCAGTACGAAAGTTATTGTACAGTTCCGCTTTTAAGAAAGCAGGTACAAAGCGGTTCTTGACTGTCATTGCTGACAATGTAACACCGCTAACGTTATGTGCTACTGCGATCGATTCTTCTCCTTCGTTTTTGTCGATTTTTTCGTTTCGAGTTGCAAGCTGAACCAGCAAAGAAGCAAGATAAATAGGGCCACTACCACCGGACTGGCGCTTAACCAGTTCAGGATATAATGAAGTTGGGTTATCATAAATATGATTAGTAAACAGAATAGGCACACGAGCTTTAGCTGCTTTGAACGTGAGTGCACGCATCATAGACTTCATAGCTTTAGCCTTAGTGCCCATATCTGCTGCATCCTTACCTTCAGTCACGTCGCGTAATTCTTTAGCACTCGCTAAGTTACCAAGACTATCAATAGCAATAATAACCTTTAAATTAGGATCATTAGCTGCAATAATCTTATCTAAGAATGTAGCAATTTGGTTACGGCAATCTTCTACTGTTTCTATTGGATAGTACTTTAGACGCTTAGGGTCAATACCAACGCCCTCAGCAGACTGTTTGTCCACAGCTGCCTCTGTATCCCATACAGCAGCGAAATAACCCTTCTTTTGTGCATTAGCAATGATCTTATTAACAATGAGCGTCTTGCCTGCACCGGAAGGACCGGAGAAACCAGTAACCCTACCAACAGGAATACCTTTATATAAAGATCCAGAAAATATAGCATTAAGCGCATAAGAACCTGTGTCAATCCAGTCGTTTACTATAGATAATGAATTGTCATCTGAAAGCAGAGACGCATCTGCATTCAGTGCGTCTACTGCCTCAAAAATGTCTTTCATTGACGAAGCTTTTGTTTCGTCATTATTATCATCTGTACGTGGTTTACGTGCCATATAGATTATTCGTCAAATAGCTTAACTACCGGTGCGTTAGAATCTGGTGTAGGTGCAGATATATTGTTTGCCTGGAACATTTGAGTGTATTGTGAAAGGAGGTTAGGTTCAACCTGAGCATCACTTAATACAATAGCAGATTTCGCATATGTCCAGTTAGGAAATACATCACGATCAGCAGCAAATTCTCTGAAAAACAACGGATATAACTGTACCTGTAATTTCTTGTCTTGTGTTGGAGATACATTTAAGATTACTGGCTTAGTTACAGTAATTGTTGCATCATCTTGCTTTACAAGCGTGGCAACAATAGTGCGTTGAATATTATCTAAGAATACAATTAGGTCTGAGTTCATATAGTTATATTAATATAGTTTTTGTTTTAATCAAGGTTATTGACGAGGAAACTTAAAATAAGGATGTTTTGCATTAATAAGGTTCTTATCTAAGAGTTTCTTGCTTGAAGCACGAGTCGGTACAATATCCCAACCGCCACGACGAGCGTAGAAACAAGTTACTAATAGTTCATCTGGTTCTAATAAGTCCCAAAGACGTTTATAAGCAGCTTCACATATTTCTTCGTGGAAGTGACATTCATTACGGAATGATACGATCCATTCTAATAAAGACTTTTCCGTAACAGCTTTAGATCCTTTATAGTAAATGAAAATATCACCTGAATCTGGTTGCTTTGTAATCTTACAGTTAGAACGTAACAATGTACTCATACAGCGGTACGATACATCAGTAATTTGATCGTTTACCTGTAATAGCTTTGCATCTTCATTAAATACAGTAAACTTAATCTTTTCTGCTCCTTTAGTCTTTTCTAATACAGGCCAAGCTACTTCACTGTAATCTTGCTCCCAGGCTGTACGCCAGCTTTCATTTTCACTGTCTAACACTTGAGGGAATAGCTCTACCTTAACATCAGTCTCTAATAATAAAGATAAGTCTTTAGAAGCTGTTTGTTTAATGTTCTTAAGTACTTCTTTAGTGTTCTTACCCATTTTCTGCATATTAAATGAGTTCCAGTATAGCTTCATTGACTTAGACTCTACAATGAAATCGTTTTCAGCAGAATAAACTACTTTA